CACTCCTGCTACAATTTGGTTTAATACAGAAGTACAAGGTATAATATACTCAATAAGTACAACAATAAATACAGCAACAGCACCATAATTAAAATAATAATATAAAACACAATGTGGTTATACAACAAACAAGTTATTGAAAAACTTGAGGATTTTCCTCAAGACGCTTTTGGTTTTATATACATTACTACGCACAAACCGAGCGGAGTATCGTATATTGGGAAGAAATCGCTATATCACAACGTTAAACGCAAATTAACGAAGAAAGAATTAGCAGAGCAAACCGGCCGAGGCCGTAAACCAACAACTCAAGTAGTACAAAAAGAATCGGATTGGAAGACCTATTATGGTTCAGCCAAACCGATTCTTGAAATTTTAAAAGATGGTAAACACGATGAGTTTACTCGCGAAATCCTACAAATAGTAAACAATAAAAAACTATTAACATATTACGAATGTAAGTATCTATTTACATATGGTGTATTAGAGCATTCAGTTGAGTATTTTAACGATAATATATTAGGTAAGTTTTTTAGGAAAGATTTTGAATCTTAATTATTTTTTTGTATATTTATGATTATAAAGACATTATAAAAATGAAACAACCATTAAACGAACAATTCCGCAGAATGCAACAACTAGCGGGTATAATTACTGAATCACAGTTCACTGAAGCTGAATCTATTACTATTGAAAAAATAGAAAAAGGTAGAGATACAGGTATGGCATTTGGTGCTATAGGAGCAGGATATATTATAACATTATCTAATGGTAAAACTGTTAAATCGGATGATGAGGATTTATTAGAAAGATATAAAGTAATAAGAGATGGTAGAAAAGATATAGACCAATTAAATACACTATTAGTTGGTAAATCTTGGGATATAAATGAATCTCAAATCAACGAAAAAAATGAGGATTTATTATCTTTTATTAAACAAAATCAAGCTAAAGCCGCTGATGAAGTAGGAGCTATTCGTTTAGAAGATATTATGATAGATGATTTAGAGGATGTTGGAGCAACAGCAATATTTGATGATGATGAGGGTGATGAAATGAGAGGTGGAGTAGCGTTTAGATATTCTGAGGATGTAGATGATGATTTTGAAGGTGAAAATGGTGATGCACCAAGACCTATAGAAGTAGCTGGAAAAGAATTAATGTATATTAGTTATAATATTTAAAATGAAACAATCATTAAACGAATTTAAACGCATGCAAGAATTAGCAGGTGTTTTAAATGAAAAAAATGAGGATTTATTATCGTTTGTTAAAGATAACGAAAATACAATATTAGATCTTATTAAAGATGAAAATATTAAAAAACTAAAAAATATTTATTCAAATAATAAAGGTAATGTAATAGCTACTCCTTTATTTACTGATTATGAAATGGTATCATCTCCAAATGCAATGATCACATTAAATGGAAAAACGTATTCAATTAAAGATGTTACTAACAACCCAGATAGATTTTTAAATAAAACAGTTATTTTTCAATTAAACAAGGATAATCGACCTCAAAAAAGAACAATAGGGATGATTGAAGATAATGCTGTGGGTTTTACTGAAAAAAATATATCTAAAGGGGTTGAAATTTTATTTTCAACTTCACCAATTAAAAATGAAGGTGAGGAAGATAGATTAGGTAAAGTAAATATTAACGGTAAAAATATATATTGGTTAATGTATAACTCTTAAAAATAAAAAATATATTAAGTTAAGCTTGGGAAACCAAGCTTTTTTTATTATATTACGGTTATGCTTAATCAATCTCTAGTTGCACTGACTAATTCGGTGCTAGGTTCTGGTAAATCAACGGCAAGAGGTAACTATGCTTACCACTGTCCGCTATGTAACCACCCTAAACCTAAACTAGAGATTAATTTCACTGAAAATGATAAAGGTGAAAACCCATGGCACTGTTGGGTTTGTGATAAAAAGGGTAAAAAACTATACCAACTATTTAAAGCAGTAGAAGCATCACCTGAAAAAATGGCTGAATTAAAAGTCATTGTAAAGTATGTAGGTAATGAAAAAAATGTTGTAGTTGAAACTAAACTAGAACTACCCAAAGAATTTAAACTATTAAACAATATCCACCAATCAGACATTACTGGAAGACAAGCTATGGCTTATATCAAATCCAGAGGTATTACTGAAGAGGATATTATGAAATATGGTATTGGTTATTGTGAAAAAGGACGTTATGCTAATATGGTTATTATACCTTCATATGATGCTAAAGGTAATTTAAATTACTTTACAGGCCGCTCATTCGAAAAACAACCATCAGTAAAATATAGAAATCCTCAAACATCAAGAGATATTATTCCATTTGAAATGTTTATTAATTGGGATTTACCTTTAATATTATGTGAGGGTCCATTTGATGCTATTGCTATTAAACGAAATGTTGTGCCACTTTTAGGTAAAAATATACAATCAAATTTAATGAAGAAGATCGTGATGTCTTCAGTTGAAAAAATATACATTGCTCTTGACCGTGATGCCCAAAAACAGGCGTTAAATTTCTGCGAACAGCTAATGAAGGAAGGTAAAGAAGTATATCTTGTAGACATGAAGGATAAGGATCCAAGCGAAATGGGGTTCGCCAACTTCACTAATCTAATCCAAGAAACATACCCCTTAACATTCTCGGGCTTGCTTGAGAAAAAACTATTTTTATGAGTACTATAAAACACTCTTACAATCGAATTTTAGAGATTTCGGATGACCATAAACAAATCACGTTACCCGATTCTCGTTTTTACAGACGTAATGATCATTATTATCCGTCTGTTACTTATGTTTTAAGATATTACCCAAAGGGTAAATTCTTTGAAGACTGGTTAAAAAAAGTAGGTTATTCAGCTGAATATATTGTTAAAAAAGCAGGTGAAGAAGGTACACAAGTACACGAAATGATTGAGCAATATTTGGAAGGTAAAGAAATGAACTTCCTTAACCAATTTGGTAGCCCTCAATACAGTCCTGATGTATGGCAAATGTTTCTACGTTTTGTTGATTTTTGGGAAGTTTATAATCCTAAATTAATCGAAGCCGAAGTACATTTATTTTCAGACGAACTAAAAGTAGCAGGTACATGTGATATGTTATGTGAAATTGATGGTAAACTATGGTTAATCGACTTTAAAACATCTAATCACGTTCAACCAACATATCAACTACAAACAGCAGTTTATGGTCAGTGTTATAAAGAATGCTTTGGTAAAGAGGTCGACAATTATGGTATTTTATGGTTAAAATCAACTAAACGTAAAACTAATAAGGAAAAAATGCAAGGTAAAGGTTGGGAGATGGTATTACCTACTCGCACACACGAAGAAAATCTTGATATTTTCCGTACTGTTCGCCGTTTATTTGATTTAGAAAATCCAAACGATGCTCCTGTATTTACTGAATTTAAAACTCAAGTTAAAAGAGAGTTATAATATTTATAACGAAAACAAAAATGGTGAGTTTATTAAGGTTATTAAATGAGATTAAAGGTAACCCTAAAGCTCTTATTCTTGCTGGAGCTCCGGGTGCTGGTAAAGGATCTATATTACGTGGATTAAATTTAGGTGGTTTAAAAATTTTTAATTTAGACGACACTATTGCCGCGTTATCTAAATCCGATGGGTTTACTTTAAATCAAAAAGCAGCAAGTGCTGAAGATAGAAGTAAATTTGCTAAGGCAATGGCCGCAGCTACTAAAAATCTTAAAACAGAACTTATTCCAACAGCAGTTGCTAATAAAGACTCATTTGTTTTAGATGGCACTTCAGCATCATTTAAAAATACTATTGAATTAAAACAACAGTTAGAGGAAGCAGGATATGATGTGATGATGTTATATGTTTATACTGACCTAGAAACGTCTTTAGATCGTAACGAAAAACGATTTGAAAAATCAGGTGGAGAAGATAGAAGTTTATATCCAGGTGCATTATTAGGTACTTGGTTAAATGTAGCTAAAAATTTTGAAACATATCAACAATTATTTGGAGATAATTTTGTATCTGTATCTAATACAGGCAAAGATGAAACTTTAAAGGATATTGAAGCTATATTACAAAAATATGTTTATCCATTTATTCCAAAAGACGCTAAACCTAAAACTGATAAGGAAAAAGTCAAATCTAAAGAAGCAGCAGATAAGTTAAATGCTGAAATGACAACTTTCCTTAATTCAGATCAAACAAAAAATATTATTAATTCTTCAGTCTCAAAAGAAGAAGCACAAACTAAAATAAATAAATTTATACAATCATGAAATTATTAGACTTATTAAACGAAGTAGAAAAAGAAGAAAAAGCAGCTAAAAAAGCAGCTCCTATTGAGGAAGCTGAAACAACAACTGTTGATGAAATTGGTAAATTCTTCGTTGCTAAAAAACCAACATCTAAAAACGATAAAGTTGAAGATTTAGTAGTTGAAACAAGCGTATTAGATTTTACTTCATTAGGATTAGAACCTAAAAAATTATTAGGTATCTATAAAGATAAAATGAGTGCTAAAAATAAAGCTTCAGACGCTATTAAAGAATACGAAGTACAACTTAAGGAAATGGAAGAGGCTATGAATGACTTTAGAGAAGCTAAAAAAGGCATTGACGAAAAGAAAAAATTAGCTAAAGAAAAAATACAAAGGCTTAAACAATAATGAATTCTTTTACTAGAATATTATTAGAAGATCTTTTAGAAATAAAAAATCAGGATTATATTATTTATTTTGATATAGATGATACTTTGACTGATTATTCTAATCGTTTAGGTAATATGATTATTACTGATCCTGAAACAGGAGAAAAACGTCCTATTAAATCTACAGATACTGTTGATAATATTGAATTTTGGACTAGTGCTAAATGGTTACCTGGTTCTAAACAAATGTTTGATTTTGCTAAAAATAATTTTAGTAATGTAGAAATACTTTCTGCTGTTCCTGAATTATCTAAAGCAAATAAAGAACTAACAGGTAAAAGATTTTTTGATGATCCTATTAATGGTAAAATAGAATGGTTAAATAAAAATATAGGATCAATAAAAACCATTTGGACTAAATCTGGAAAAGAAAAAGCAATTTATGCTACTCCTAATACTATTTTAATAGATGATAAACCAGAAAATATTAAAGCATTTAAACAAGCTGGTGGTATTGGTATTTTAATGGATACTCCTCAAAATGTTATAAATAAACTTAATGATTTATTAGAGGGAAAAGAAATAACTCAAGAGGGTATTATAGATGATACTAAATCTAAATTAAAAAAATTTATTCTTGCTGTTAAACAAGAAGGTCAAGAAACAAGAGCAGCTGTAGGATTAATTATTAAATCAGCTAAAGGTGAAATTACTTTAACAGATGAGCAGAAAAAACAAATTGGTGAACAATTAAAAGATATTCTAAAATTAGTAGGTTTAACTGCTATTGCTACTTTACCAGGTGGATTTATTGTAGGTGCTTTAATTAAATTATTTAAAGCCGAACATTTAATTACCCCATCATCAATGATGAATGAAGATATTGATCCTCTAGAAGCAACTACATTTGTTGGTTCTGTTCAAACTATAGTAGATGGTAAACGTGATGTTGGATATATTGCTTTAAAAAATATACCTAAAGACGAAATTGAACAAATAAAAACATTAGTTTCGGATAATAATTTAAAAATACTTTCTGTTAAAGGTGATCAAAAACCTACTATTATATATAAAGCAGATAAAGAATTAGAAGCTAAAGAATTAAAAGATATAGCTGAAAAATATAATGGTTATCTATCAATTAAAGCTACTGAAGAAGAATCTAGAAGAATAGGTGAAATTTTAGGATATAGCAAAGAAAGTATAGATAAATACATTGAAAAACATAAAGCATCTAATATTAAAGAAATAGTAACAGCTACAGAAGTTATTTGTGATAACTGTGGTTGGGAATGGCCTATAGCAGATGGTGGTGATGACTTATATATTTGCCATAAATGTGGACATGATAATAATCCTGATTTAGAAGAAGGTAGAAAAAAGAAATCTGATCCTAAAAAAGGAACAGGTAAAAAACCAGAAGGTTCAGGTCGTAGATTATACACAGATGAAGATCCTAAAGACACAGTTAGTATTAAATTTAAAACTAAAGAAGATATTGTTGATACTTTAAATAAAACGTCTTTTAAAGCTAAACCGCATGCTCGTCAATCTCAAGTAATTAATTTAATTCATCAACGAGTAAGAGCAGCTTACGGTAAAGCAAAAGATCCTGAAGTAAAAGCAAGATTAAAACGTGCTTTAGATTATATTGAAAAACGTAAAGAAATGTCTAAAAAGAAGACAGAACGTTTAAATAAAATGAAAGAAGCTTCTGACCCACAAGCAGGTACAGCTTTACCATATGGTTCAGGATTTGCACCCGTTAAAGAAAATGACCCGTTTGGTTTAAATGAACTAGCACGCCT